TTGCAGATGTCGATAAAATATATCCGGCAGCAAAAGAAAAAATTATGGGGCTGGAAATCAAAAGATCGTCTACGCCTGATGTGGTGAAGCCGATGCTTGAGAAATCAATTCGCCTCATTCTATCAGACGATATCTCTGCGTTTCGTGATTATATCAATGTGTGTCGTGAAGAATTCTTTTCTTTACCGCCAGAAGAAATTGCGTTTCCGCGTGGTGTCTCTAGCATATCTAAGTATATCTGCACACCATCATCGGTCGATCTGTATAAAAAGGGAACACCTATTGCAGTGCGGGCAGCAATCATGTATAATCATCTAGTGGCAACAAAGAAGCTGTCTTCTAAGTATTCGATGATGACCGATGGAAGCAAGATCAAGTTTATCTACTTGAAGATGCCGAATCCAATTCATGAAAACGTGATCGGATTCAATAATGCACTTCCAGAAGAATTTGATGCACACGACTACATTGATACTGAAACACAATTCAGCAAAACATTCATAGAACCAATCGAATCAATTTTACAACACATCGGTTGGGAAATTGAAGAAACACCAACACTATTTTAATATGGAGAAAATATGTCAGCAACACAAAACAGCTACGCACAGAAACTACTAAAGTCAGTCATCAAAAATGAATTCGCGGCAACTGCCGAAGACGGAATTCTCGGTGGTGATATCAAGTGGTATGTCGATAGTGGAAGCTATGTACTAAACGCACTTATTTCCGGATCGATCTATGGCGGCTATCCTGCAAACAATATTACAGCACTTGCCGGTGAATCCGGTTGTGGTAAAACATTCTTTGCTCTTACAGCATGTAAAAACTTCCTAGACGAAGACAAAGAAAACATCGTTCTGTATTTTGAATCAGAGGGTGCTATCCGAGTAGAAATGCTCGATAAGTGGGGTATCGACAAATCACGATTCATCATCTTCCCGGTGGTGACAGTCGAACAATATAGAAAGCAAGTCATCGATCTTGTAGAATCATACGATACAAAGAAAGACCCGAAAGTATTCGTGGTGCTTGACTCGCTAGGCAACCTATCTACTGAAAAGGAAGTCAATGATATTGTTAACGACACAGGCAAACGGGACATGACCCGAGCCGCGTTAGTCAAAGCAGCGTTTCGTGTTATTACACTAAAGGCGGCACAAAAAGGAATTCCGCTTCTGCTGACCAACCACACCTACACTGAAATTGGTTCTATGTATCCGAAGGAAATTATGAGTGGTGGTCGAGGTCTTGTGTATACGTCAAGCACGATTGTGTATCTAAGTAAGAGTAAAGATAAAGACGGGTCGGAGCAAGTCGGTGTCAAGCTGCGTGCAACTGTTCCAAAGTCTCGACTAACAATTGAAAACTCAAAGGTTCTTACACAAGTCAATTTCCGCACAGGATTGAATCGCTACTTTGGTCTGGTTCCACTTGCATGTGAAGCTGGCATCATTAAAAAGAGTGGCACTCGATATGAGTGGACAGACGGTAAGACATATTACGAAAAGCATATCAATGCCAATCCAGATAAGTTTTTCACGAAAGAAATTCTAGACAAGATCGATGAATACACAAAGTCTTCGTTCACATATCAAGGCGGGCAGAGCGATGAAGATTTGATCGATGAAGTCGAAGAATTGAATGTGGAGCAAGAATGATCCAGCTACCAGAATGGCTACAATTCGGGAGAAAGAATAAGAAAGACATTTTGTATGACTATGAGTTTGAGGATATTCATACATACGAAAGTGGTGAGACACATGCTGGTGTTCGCATTCTAAACGGTCCATACAAGGGATTGTTGTATGCATACAAAAAGGTGCAATTGATCACCGATGATAAGAATGATACGTGTACGACTAAATTTGAATGGGTTCCGTTTCAAAATTGCCCCGAAAGCGAATCACAAGATTTATATGATGCACTCGGCGATATTTTAATGGATATCGTGGACAAAAACCCGCCGAATTCTGATACAATGGCGGTATCAACACCAGCACAAACCGGAGACTAAATGCCAAACGACGCAGACATCGAAGAATTCATTTTAACAGAACTAGCACACAACGAAGAGTACGCCCGATCGGTTATTCCATACATCAAGCCTGATTACTTTTCGGATGATGTTGAGAAAATCGTGTACGAAGAAATCAAAAGTCATTTTGATGAATTCAATACACTACCAAACAAGAAAGCGTTGGCAATCGATGTCGGCAATCGTGCGTCTCTCTTTGAGAAACAGTATGATCGTGCTACCGAATTAATCGACTACATGTACGATTCTAAGTACACCCCACAGAGTAATCCAGAATGGGGAGTGAACAGAACAGAAAACTGGTGTAAGGAAAAGGCGATCTATAATGCAGTGTTGGAATCTGCACAGATCATCGATCCATCCAACAAGGCAAAAGACAAAAAACCATTTTCTGCAATCGAGAGCATTGTCCGCGAAGCATTGTCTGTTACGTTCGATGCGTCGGTTGGTCACGACTATTATAACGATGCCGAAGCACGATACGACTTCTACCATTCCAAGACAGAAAAGGTTCCGTTCGGTATTGACACGTTTAATGAAATAACTGATGGCGGTCTGCCAAACAAAACGCTGAATGTAATTCTAGCAGGTGTCCATGTTGGTAAGTCTATGTTTATGTGTGACTATGCTGCAAACTGTTTGCGACAGGGTAAGAAAGTTTTGTACATCACATGCGAAATGGCAGAAGAAAGAATTGCTGAACGAATCGATGCAAACTTGTTTGACTGTAACATCAAAGACTTGTCTACACTTTCCAAGACAATGTATTCAAGTCGCGTCGGTAAAATGAAAACATCATATGGTGCGTCTGGTGGATTGAAGATCAAAGAATATCCAACAGCAACAGCAAACGTATCACACTTTCGTGCATTGCTATCCGAGCTACAGTCTAAGCAAAACTTTGTACCACAGGTTATCATTATTGACTACTTGAATATTTGTGGATCGATGCGGTTCGGTGGAGATTCATCAAACTCTTATGGTTTCATGAAATCTGTAGCCGAAGAGGTTCGCGGTATGGCAATCGAACACAATGTCCCTATCCTGACAGCGGTTCAATCTAACCGATCTGGATTTGGAGATTCGGATGTTGACATGACTTCGACCGCAGAATCGTTTGGTATTCCTGCGACAGCAGACATGATGTTTGCGTTGATCCGAACAGAGCAACTAGACAAACACGATTTGTTGTGCGTGAAGCAACTGAAAAACCGGTACAACGATCCGGGCGACAATAAGCGATTCGTAATTTGTATGGACAAGCCACGAATGAAGTTTTCAGAAGCAGATGCCGCAGCACAAGCATTGTTGACTTCCGGTGCTGGGGGAGTAGCCACGATACCGGGCGGTGGTGGTGGATTTGGTGGAAGTGGATTTACATCTGCTCCCGTTGCCCCTGCAATCCCTGCAATCCCATATCGGTCCGGTGTAAGTTCTTCTGGTGGTGGATTAAAGATATAAATCCTTATTTGACAGTCACTTACAGGAGAACCAAAATGGGATATTAGGTTGACAAAAGATGAGAATATGCTATAATGGTAGTGTTGGCTGGGTCTTCCAGACACTAAATACCGTTAACGATGTTCATGCGAGAAACATCAAAGAAGCAAAAAGGATGGCTTAACCGCCGAAAACATGCGAGACAATTACACCACAGCATTTGCAGAGGGGCGAGACGCATTTCATGATAACGCGCCTATGAAAGAATGTCCATATGATTCTAGGCTACAAGAAGAATCGCACAGGGCATGGTGCAGAGGATACGTTGATGCAGAGATCGAAACATACGCAATGAGTTGAAGAGTTAAAAATTATGACAAAAGAATTTACAGAAACTAGCATCGAAGAAGCGAAAAAAGAATACGATAATGGAAACACAGTATTCTTTGTGGACGAACGGGACTTGGACCCGGATGGAAAACATCAAATCGATAAGATCGGTATTCCAATAAACATCAAAAATGCCAAATCATTTGACATGGAAGTTGGAGCATGGTACATGTTCAATCATTGGGGCGGAACGTCGCCTAAACTTAAGATGTACACCTAAACAACGCATTTATTATCTATCATATCTTTTGATTCACGCAACCGTAATCGGTCTTGATTACGGTTGCTTTTTTTGGTACACTGGAACTATGAACGGACAATATCTAGATCAAAAATACATCAATCTGATGTCTCCTATGCTCGATTCTTTCAAGTGGAAAAAGGACGATCTTGCTAACTGCCGATGCCCGCTATGCGGAGATTCCGATACAAGTAAAAAGAAAGCAAGGGGGTATCTGTATCTATCAAAGAACCGGCGTTACCGTTTCAAATGTCACAACTGTTCCGCGAACTGGTCAGCACAAGAATTTATTAAACATATGTCGCCTAGTCTCTACGAAGAGTATCGGCTTGAGTATCTACAAGAATTGGGTACACAGAAAACATCACAAAAATATCAAACCGACCGATCGTCTCCCTATGTTGTTCCCATCGCAACGAACAATGGGCAGACAGATATTCCTAGAGAGCTAGAAACACTTGTTCCCATATCGTCACTTCCAGTGTTTCATTCGGTGTATTCATATCTCAAGTCGGAGCGAAAGATTCCGAAAGAAGAATTACGCCGACTGTACTACACAGAGAATCTACAATCGTATGTTCATCTATTACGCAATAAATACGGACACACATATCTACAAGACATTGATGCAAAATATCCAACAGATGAGCGGATTGTTATCCCGTCGATTGATAGAGCCGGTAAACTTGTGTCTTTGGCTACCCGAGCAACACCGGGAAACACAAATACAAAACTGCGATACGTCACAGTAAAACTTGACGAGTTTGCTCCTAAGATTTTCGGTCTGGATGTGGCAAACTTTTCACAAAAAATGTATTGTTGTGAGGGGCAGCTTGATTCGCTTTATCTACCAAACAGCGTGGCAGTCGGCGGGTCTTCATTCTCTATATTACAGACGCTATTACCCACAGACTTGGAGATTGATGTAACATATATTCACGACAACCAACCACGAAATGGTGAAATTGTCCGCGAAGTAAAAAAGACGGTTGATTCTGGTGCGTCGGTTGTGGTGTGGGGTGAAAATTCTCACATCAAGTATGGCAAAGACATCGGAAGTATGGTAGAATATGGAATGACCACCGATGAGTTGTTGTGGGAAATTCAAAGGCGAACGTTCGCAGGAATACAAGCACAACTAGAATTTGGAAAATGGGTAAAAGTATGAAACACCACATGATCATATGTGATATGAGTAACTTTATGGGAACTTCTCCGGAGCATTGGAAAAGTCTATACGACTTCATCATGCCAACCGACAACTACTACAGCAACCGAGAATTTAACTTCAAGTATTGGTATAATAATGGCGGATCGCAATGGATGCCATCATAATAGGAAATCGTAATATTGACCCCAACAAAAATCATCATAGCAGGCGGCAGAGACGAATCGATCGATAAGCCGCGAATACATTGGCTGAATACAACCATTAAACAGTATTTGCCAAAGAAAAACAGCGAGGTTGAAATCGTGTCTGGTGCTGCTCCCGGCATCGATACGTTTGCTATTGCCTATGCACGAGCGTGTGGATATAAGTCTGCCGTGTTCGGTGCAGACTGGACTAAATACGGGACTGCCGCAGGTCCGATACGAAATAAAAAAATGGCAGAGTACGCCGATGTGTGTATTTTGTTTCCCGGTCATGATGGGACAGCAAGCATGAAATCATACGCAGAGAAAAACAAACTAACAATTCACGAGTGGAAGGACACTACAGATGGCAATCAGTAAACAAAAAAAGCAAGCACGTAAGCAAAAGAAGCAAAAAGAAAAAGCATACGGCGAAAAGCAAAAGAGAGCAAACGAAAAGAAAAAATTTCGTGAGCATGTCAAGGCAATGATGGATAAGATTATCACGCCCGAACATGAAAGCTATGAAATTCTTTCTAAGGGATGCGCTCCTTATGAAAACTATGGTGACGCGAAACAGCACATCGAAGACATGACCGAAGTGTTGAACACGACACGATTCGGCGTGGGTCTTGCAGCACCACAGATCGGCATTCAAAAGCGTGCGTTGGTGTGGAAGAAAACGCCAAACTCTGCTATCGAATACATGATTAACCCGGTGGTGCTTTCATCTAATGATGAAACGCAATCAATGTACGAGGGTTGTCTATCATATCCGGGGTGGGTTGCAGAGATTGAACGACCGACAGAGATTGAAGTGTCATGGTATGATCTAGATGCAACTGCACACACTTCAAAATTCGCTGGATGGCAAGCACGAATCCTGCTTCACGAAATTGATCACTTGGCTGGAATCTGTAAGGTCGGCGCAGCACCAGAAGAATCTCGTAAGTATTCAAAATAATCACGGATGCAGATATGCTATCCTCTAAATATCCCTGTCCCAATAACACCAACAACACCCACCGGAGAAATAAATGTCTGTAAAGTCTCTTCAAGAATATACACGTTACGCAAAATATGCGCAATACATCCAAACAGAAAAGCGTAGAGAAACGTGGAAGGAACAGACAAACAGAGTTTTCGACATGCACGAAGAAAAGCTAGGAGCCGAAGTCCTAGAATCTATTCGTTATGATTTTGATTTCGCAAAATCAATGGTAAACAAAAAGAGGGTGTTGGGTTCGCAGCGAGCGTTGCAGTTTGGCGGTAAAGCAATTCTCGATAAGAACGCGAGAATGTACAATTGTTTCAAACAAAATACAGAATTTATTACGGACCGTGGTGTTAAATCGTTTGAAGACTTTGCTGATGGTGATGTTGTTACTGTATTAACACACACCGGCTCATGGAAATCGGCTATTGTTAAATCATACGGACAACAACAATTAAATCAAATTGGTCTAAAGAAAGGATCATCCCACACAACAACTGTTTCTGCCACACCAGACCACCGATGGATTTTAAGTAATGGGACCGAAACAACTTCTATTAAAGTTGGAGATCGACTTTATCGCCAGCCCAACACATTCAACGAATGGGAATATGCATCTGCCAGCCCCGATGAAAAGCTGTATTGGGCATATGGTCTGGTTGCTGGCGATGGTACGCTAGTAAAGGATAGTGCCGGTGATTATAAGCATTCAATGATTCGTTTGTGTGGACACGATAAACAATATGCTGGTAGATTTGAAGAACTCGGATTTAAAACTAGCACATCTTTATCATTAAATGGTGATGTTATTGCGTACACCGGAACATATCTAAAAACGCTTCCCAATCCGGAAAAAGATTCTGTAAGATTGCTAAGGGCGTTTGTTCGTGGTCTTCTTGATGCCGATGGCGAAAAGAACAAAAACTCAAATGGTTCGCTGTTTCTTTCGATTCAGCAAACGAACAAAGACGTTCAGCAATTTATCCGCGATGTGTTTCCTGTTGTTGGGGTCTATGTTGTATCAGAAACACCAGTAAGCCACGAAACCAATTTTGGAACACAGGACGCCATACAATTTAGAGTCTCTGCGTCGATGGAAGGAAGTAGCCCGGTTTGGCGGGTTGATTCTATCACCGAAAATACAGAATCAGCAACAGTGTGGTGTCTTGAAGTAGAAGACGACAATTCGTTTGTTTTACCCCAAGGAATTGTTACCGGAAACTGTACTGTTTCTTATGTTGACCGACCACGATTCTTTCAAGAGTGTTTCTATCTATTGCTATGCGGATGTGGTGCAGGATTTTCTGTACAGAAGCATCACGTAGCCCGACTACCTAAAATACAACTACCATCTAAAGACACCAAAACGTTTATCGTACCAGACACCATTGAAGGATGGTCTGATGCGTTAGGTGTTTTGCTTGCGTCGTATTGGGAATCTGATTGCACAGAATTCAGTGAGTATCAAGGTCATAAAATTGTCTTTGACTATTCACAAATTCGACCAGAAGGCGCACCGCTATCATGGGGTGGTAAAGCTCCCGGTCCGAATGGTCTGTTCAATGCTATGGAAAAGATTCGTGAAATTCTAGACCGGTGTTGTACCGACAACGAAGCAACATCGCTACGTCCTATTGATGCATACGATATTACCATGCACGCATCGGATGCTGTTCTATCTGGCGGCATTCGTCGGTCTGCTACGATTTGTCTATTCTCTCATGAGGATAGCGAAATGGTCAATGCGAAAACTGGTAACTGGTTTGTCGCGAATCCGCAACGGGGTCGATCTAATAACTCGGCAGTGCTTGTTCGCAATGAAGTATCAAAAGATGAATTTAATGTACTCATGGATTCTGTCCGTCAATGTGGAGAACCGGGATTTGTATGGGCAGAAGACAGTGAAGCTCTATACAATCCATGTGTCACGAAAGATGCGTGGATTATGACAGACAGCGGACCGAAACATGCGGACTCTCTTATAGGTCAACAATTCACAGCAATGGTGAACGGTAAGGGATTTGATACTACAGAAAAGGGATTCTTTGCCACAGGAACAAAAGATGTATTCAAGATAACAACCAAAGAGGGTCACGAGCTAAAACTCACGGATAACCACAAGGTTCTTGTCAATAGTGATGGTTCTGAAAAGTGGGTCGAATCTAAGGATTTGGTACCCGGCAACAAAATCATTCTCCACAAACACGAATCGTTATCATGGGATGGGTCTGGTGGCGGCAAAACCGAGGGCTGGCTTATTGGAAGTTTTCTGGGCGACGGTTGTGTGTCTGGAAAATCTGTGTGCTTGGATTATTGGGGAGAGTCTAGAGAAGAGGAATCAATCTATGATACAAATCTAAACACATATAAAAAAATCACTGGCGGAAACCAAACCGCGAACGTTGGTAAAAAACGACTACAATCTGCTGGATTATATCGACTTGCAGAGCAGCTTGATATTATAGACAAGAACATCGGGGCTGCTATTGAAACTGCATCGAGTGAGTTCTATTGTGGATTTATGAGCGGGTGGTTTGATGCAGACGGGTCTGTACATGGCAACACCGATAGCGGAATAAGTGTACGGCTTCACTCTAGCAATCTAGACAACCTGAAAGCTGCACAGAGAATGCTCTTACGGCTTGGTATTGACAGCAGCATATACAAAAACAGACGAGACGCGGGATATCGCAGCTTGCCAGATAGACTCGGCGGACACAAAGAATATTTTTGTGACGCATCACACGATCTGATTATCAGCAAATCTAGCATGTTCACATTTGCGGACCGTATTGGATTTGTGGAGCCAGAGAAAGCCGAAAAGCTGCTATCTCTACTATCATCATATAAGAGAAAGCCTAGCCAGTCTAAGTTTGAAACAACTTTTACTGGAATGGAATTGGTAGGACCCGAAGATGTATATGATTGTACCGTACCCGGTCCGCACGCATTTGACGCAAATGGTTTGTATGTTCACAACTGTGTTGAAATTGGTATGTGGGCATATTGGGAAAACGATGGAAGTGATGAGTGGAAATCGGCGGCGCAAACCGCATATGAAATCAAAAAGGTTGACGATAAAGAATGCATATCTGGTTGGCAATTCTGTAACCTATCAGAAATCAATATGCGTAAGTGCAAGACAGAAGAAGATTTTATGGATGCGTGTAGAGCAGCATCTATTCTCGGAACAATTCAAGCATCGTATGATTGGTTTGATTATCTAGGAGTTCCATCGCACAAGATTGTTGCACGCGAAGCATTGTTAGGATGTTCTATGACTGGAATGATGGACTCACCAGAGATCGCATTCGATCCAGAGATTCAGCAAAAGGGTGCAAAGATCATTCTTGAAACGAACAAGCGGCTCGCACAAAAGCTAGGAATAAATATTGCAGCACGCACAACATGTGTGAAACCAGCAGGAACAACATCGTGTATTCTAGGGTCTGCATCTGGTGTACACCCACATCACGCTAAGCGATATATTCGTCGCGTTCAAGCAAACAAAATGGAATTTCCTGCACAACACTTTGGTGAGCATAACCCGCTTGCAGTAGAAGATTCTGTATGGTCGGCAAACAATACTGATGTGGTACTATCGTTTTGCTGCGAAGTACCAGACGGATCAAAGACAAAAAACCAAATCGGCGGTCTTGATCTTCTGGAGTATGTTCGTACAACACAACAGAATTGGGTCAAGGCGGGCACGCGAGAATCTAAATCTACTCGTAGTTGGCTTCGACACAACGTATCAAACACGATTACTGTCCGACCCGATGAATGGGATGCCGTTGGAGATTTCATCTATAAAAACCGTAAGTGGTTTGCAGGAATTTCTCTTCTACCATTTTCTGGTGATCTTGATTATCCACAAGCACCGTTTGTTGCAATCTACACACCAACAGAAATTGTGCGAGAATACGGCGACGGTTCGCTGATGGCATCGGGTCTGATTGTAGATGGTCTTCGTGTGTTCAACAACAACTTGTGGGCAGCGTGTGATTGTGCATTGGGAATAGGTGAATCTCTAGACCTAACAGACGATGATAAGAAGCTGACTAACGGAACACTCAAAGCACTAGTAGACTCAAAAGTTGAAAAAGGTGATTGGGCGCGAAGAGTACAACAGTTTGCAGATAAGTATTGTGGCAATGATCAAGGAATCGATCCGATTAAGCGAGCCACATACATGATGAAATGTGTACACAACTGGAAATTGTGGTGTGACTTGAATCGTCAATACATCGACATTGACTGGTCCGGTGTTGTAGAAGAAGACTACCAAATCGACATGAACAATTTCTCTGGCGGTGCTGCGTGTAGTGGCGGGGCTTGTGAGACTGGTGACCTTGGAGAATCTATCAAATCATCTAAACAAGAATTGGTAAAATCATAAATCATGGAATACGAAGACGTAACAGAAATTGAATGCGAAGGGTGTGGCGTGAGTCTAGCCGTACATCATGACGGTTGCTTAATAAATTTTTGCCCGGCGTGTGGTCAGGATATAGATACAGAATATGATGAACTTATGAACGGATACGACACTTCTGAATTTGATATTTACTAAATACTCTTTATGAGTGTTCTAATTGGAATTGACTATAGTATGACATCCCCCGGCGTGACTGTATTTTCCGGCGACATGGCTAACCCCATGATCGCCGATTTTACATTCCACTTTATCACATCCAAGAAAAAGCTGATCGGCAAATTCTTAAAAGGAAAGATAGTAGGGCATGAGTACCCGGAGTGGAAAACACCAGAAGAACGGTTTGATCTTTTGTCTGAATGGGCAGTTTCCGTTATACCCGGAGCAGCGGACAAGGTTATTCTAGAAGGCTATGCGTTTGGTGCAAAAGGGTCTGCTCTGTTTCAAATTGGTGAAAACACTGGTGTTCTTAAAAACAAGCTATACCACGAAAGCATCAAAATCAAAACAGTCGCACCTACAAGCGTAAAAAAACACGCCACCGGATCGGGGCGTGCTTCTAAAGATGATATGTATGATGCCTTTTATGAATCCACTGGAATCAATTTATGTTCTGTTCTAGACGTAACCAAGAAAGACAGCAATCCAGTATCAGACATCGTTGATTCATATTTCATTTGTCTTTCAGCGTTTTAATCTCATTCTGTAGGTCTTCGATCTTTTTCAGGTATTTCTTTTCTGCTGCCTCGTATGATGCCACATACGAGCAAACCTTACCAGCATCAAAAATCTCACCAATATATTGTTTGATAGATTCTATAACATACGATCCGCTTGTATTTGTTTGCGCGAAGTAATCCATCAATTCATCTAGCTCACTTCTAGCATCTGTATCCAATAGCTGATAGGGTTCCGACGCAGAAGCGGACTTGATCAATGCAGGACATTCGTTTTCAATAAACACGTATGCCCTATGGACATGTCCGTGGTATGTTGACATTTCTGACTTCGCATCAGAACACGCCGCAATAATCTTATCGGCATAGTGTTCTTTGGCTGATTCTCGTTGGTGTTGAATTTTTTTACTAGCTGTTGCCATTTGTTGTGTTCCTTTTGTGGTAAATATGTGCTTGTTGTCGAATTGACTTTTTCTTACTCTTCGATGACATCCGATACATTTCTGTAGCGGTTTCAATCGATATACTGTTTCTATCTGACAGATATGTACACGACATTTCTTTCGATGCTTCGTTCGTGATACCCGCCACTTTCATTTTTCGTCTTTCCCATGCATAGGCACATCGCCGCAGAGATAGCTTCGTATCACCGTCTTGATCTTTATAGAACGTGTTTGCTTGCCCGCTTGTCATTTTCTCATTATGCATAAGCATAGCAATAACCGTATCAACCGATGATTCCGGTGCATAATGTCTGCGTCGTTTCTTCCGACGAATTTCTCCCTTTACTCCTTTTGCTTGTAGCTTGCGAACAACTGCCTTATTTTTCCGTAGCCATACGCCATAGAACCATTCTTCCATTCCTAGTTCTTTGATTTTTATAGCAACAATCTTACCGTAAGGATCAGATCGCGTTTCAGTAATCTTAGATTCGTCACGAGAAATTCTATAGAAGTCTTCGTATGTTTCTGCATCATTGTACAGATTGTGAACATACATGGTCATTTCCATGATCTTTTGTGTTGGAATATTACCATGATTGGACACTAGCTGCCAAGCATATGCTTTTGCTTTCTTGTATCGGATATGCTCATCAGACTGTCGAAGATCATCCTGTGTGATACCCAACCGACCACGGAAAAACTTTCGAAACTTTCGTAGCTCTATTTCAACGATATCATGACATTCTCTACACAGAAGCATAAAGTTGTCTGGAAACGTGTGTGGCTGGAAGTTACGCGAAAACGCATATGGTACAATGTGATGCTTCGTGAGATATTTCTCATGATTGCAGCACTCACAGATTCCTATTTCTGTTCCTACGCCGGGGTTTGTTTCGTTGTTTGTTTCGCTGTCTACCATATGATTCTTCGTATTTTTTCATTCAATTTATTTATATCAAGACGATGTACTCTATCTGCCCTAAGTTCGATATCATCAAGATCAACTGGTGGATATTTTTCATCATTTGCATAACACTTATACGCATAGTATACAATCATTATATCATTGAACACATCTTCTACTTCATATAGACCTGATGGGAGCATACACACATTATATTTTGACTGTACCCATTCGTATATGTGCTGTCTACCGGTTGCCGACGCCATGTTGCCGAATATTTGCACACCGGGATAAAACATTTCTACGTTAAGCACCCATTGAAGATCACGATCATACAACTGTTTCATTTGTCGTGATGTCAGTTTTGGGAATGGGTCGTGTGGTTTCATATTATGCCATTAGTATTTTTAGAAGGTTTCGGTAATAGTGGATCGGGGTCAGTCATATAGTCTATTATACCACAATTTGCGTCGAATACAAGCCCTAATCTACGCAAATAACCACAATGGGTTACCCGAAAAAAATCTACCGAATCGGGGTTGACAGACTTGACACCATACGCTATAATATTACTGTTGGGTTGAGATATTCTCTTTACTACACTACTCTTAATAAGGAACTAATAACAATGGCTAATCCTCTTAAACGTGAACTGGTTAAACTATCTGTAGGATTTGAAGATTGGTTGTCTTATGTACGATCTATCAATCAAAACTTACATCTTTCCGATGCATTCGATTATATTGATGCAGTTGAGGATCAGGATATTTCAGAAGAACTAGAAGAACAGATTCTACAGTATGGTTCCGATACGACTGTTACCGAACTTCAACATATGGCTGGTAGTAATCTTTATGGGCGACGATAATAAAAACATTCCTGTTAAACCGACGCTCACACCAGAGAAATGCAAAAGCGGGCTGATGAGTCCGGTCTAGAACTGGTATTGGCTGGTGGGCTTGCATTGCGTATGAATGTCTCTCCTAGACAATGGGTGCTTGCTGACAAATATCGTGTATCGATACAGTCTGAAAAGACGCTACGGGCTAGTCAAGTATCGGCAGCAGTCAAATATCTGTCGGAACTAAAAAAGAACAAAGACTTTCATTCTTTGCCGGAATCTGCTAAAATAGATTCTGTCATTGGACTGTTACAGAAACGAAAAGTGGGGCGGTAATTCAGTGGTTAGAATAGCGTACTCATAATGCGTTTGTCCTTGGTTCGAATCCAAGTCGCCCTATTAGAAAACAAATAATATGATTTACTTTACAGCAGACCACCACTTTTATCACGAAAAGATGGCTACGAAGTGGAGAGACTTCGATAGCTATGAACACATGCACGAAACGCTGGTAGACAACTGGAATTCAGTAGTCGGTCCCGGTGATATCGTCTATCATCTTGGAGACTTTGCGTTTACCGAACACAATCGGGAGCAGGAAAAGGTTGAAAAGCTGATGCACCGATTGAATGGGTGCAAGTTTCTGATTCCCGGCAATCACGACCGCGATGCGGTGACTAGAGCAAAAGGCTGGACAAAGGTAACGCCACTACACGAAATCAAAGTTGATCTTGGCGGTGCGCGAAAACAAAAGATCACACTATGCCACTACTCGCTGCGAACATGGAATGCATTGCAGCACGGATCGTGGATGTTGTTTGGTCACTCACACAACAATCTTGATGTGAGCGAATGTGGTAAAACTGTGGACGTTGGTGTGGATGCGTGGAACTGGACGCCAGTTTCGGTTGAGCAGATTGCTGAATTTATGGCAACAAAAGAGGTTGTTCTAAGTGGAGATCATCATGTCACTAGGAAAGCGTAAAATGAAATCTGTCGAGAAGTTTGAGCAATGGATATATTGGGCAAGACCCGATACATATGATATGACGTATGATCGCATTGAAGGTAGATATACAAACAGTGAAACGCAACTAGCGTATCATTTGTTTACGGCGGGATATGATCGTGCTACAGTAGACATTAAAAATGCATCCAGTTGATGTGATACAAGATGTTAAATAAATCATGAATA